TTATCAATAATACGTGGTTTAAACATTCCTCCCTATGTACAAGTATTTAAGAACGTTAGAGCATGATCAAACTTACTAAATGTACCATTTAAGAAGGTATCATTATAACAAGTAATCATTGTTCTACTTCTTCTAATAATTGTATACATACGAGCAGCAAGAGAAGCATTAATTTCCGAGAAACCAATAGAACGAGCTTTAAACATAGCGGCATGTCTATGTAATACTCTTACCATCTCTAAATAATGAAAGAATGTGTAATGCGAAGCAAAGAAAATTGGGAAACCTTCATCAAGTCCTGAACCAGATGCTTTAGTTTCATCTACGAGAGGTAATCTATAAAAATTTAAGAAGAAGTAATTATCACCTGTAATATGATAACCATTAACAGTCATTCCATATTTACAACGTTTATATTGCTCAAGCCAGAACTCATTATATCGTTTACTACCTCTTAAATAAGTACAATACTTACCAGTATTTTCAAATACTCTTCGAGTTTCAGTAAACCAATCTGGATCAAAATCCAAACCTTGAGTTTCTGTAATTGGTCTATAACCTGTAAGTTCATAAGAAAGAGTAGGGTCGAAGACTTCTATCTTCTAACCCTTTGGAACATCCCAATATGCCTTATTAGCATCTCTTTCTTCTCTTATTTGTTGAGCCAATTCTCTGGCTTCCTAAGCATCTTCTTCTATTTCTTTATTTTGTACTTCATCGATTATTTCCTGAATTTCATCAGGTAATTTTCTCTTTCTTGGCATTAGAAGTCTCCGGGATCAAATCCTTCTTCGATACCTGCTCTAATTGAAGATTGTTCAGTAAGCTCTTTTTTAACTTGATCTTCCAGTGTTACAAGTTCTTCATGGACTTTATGTAGTTGGGACATTTCCTTCATAACTTTTTCAGCTGAGAAGACTGGCTTACCATTTTGGTCTCGTTCATTTAAATCTACAATTGTATCGAAGTAATCTATGAATTGGTCAGCAGCACGTTTAGCAGACTCTAATAATTTAATAGACTTATTAGAATCTTGTAGTGCTCTATATTTTCTACAAGCCGCTCTAAAGATAGGGTCATTGAACTGTTCTTCGGTTAATCCGGAATCGTTTAGAGCCTCTTCGTGTTTTTCTTGCTCTGTATACTAATTATACGGGCTCTTCCAATCGATAGCCAAATATATATATGTAAATTCAGCCCAAGCTCTATCCTTAGATTTTGACTTGTCTCTTTTTAATAAATCACTAAATTCTTTTACTAATAATATTTCTGGTTCATTTAACTCAAGTACCTTTGTAAGGTTATTATACATAAACACATTCATAATCCTAACCAGTTTTAATTAATTAAAATCCTATTATTCCTCCGAATAAATGTTTCTTGGCTTTACCTCCACATTTTTGTTCCTAAACTTCATGTTTAGCTTTTTCTTTTTCAGGAAGCTTATTCCACTTAGTTTGAACTTCAGTAGAATCTTTCTTCTCTGCTGAATTCTTAGTTCCTTTTAAACGATACTTAAGAAGTTTCTTGTCATCTTCTTTAGTCCATTTAGCTTTAGGTTTACCACCATCAGCAAACTTCATTTTAGAACCACCGCAAGCTTTCTTTTTCTTGAACTCTTTTACAGCATCTATTCCTTTAGACTCCATTTTCTCGCCTCCGGCGGCTTTGATAAATCTTTTCTTTGTTTGTCCACCACATTTATAATATTCGACTACCATTCCTTCAGGAGCCAATCCTCTAAGAGAACGTACATAGTTAAGTTTGGCACCTAATCTAGCTTTTTGAGCACCTTGCATTTCTTGTAAGAATTGTCCCATAGCTTGTTCTAAAGCTTGTTCATTTCCTTGTAATTGTTGTATATTTAATCCTTTGGATTGTGCCCATTTTCCGAAAGCGGTCATGATTTTCTTTTGCTAATCTTGAGGAAGTTTAGCTATTTCTTGAAGGATACCACCTTGTCCCCCAGCTTGATATTTATTAATCATTTCTCTACTTTAATAAGGTCCTTAGTATTAAATACGGCTTCTTGCATTAAACCGTCTTTTGTAAACCATCTACATTTAATACCCTTAAGTCCGGAACTATCTTTAAATAATGCCTGCTCCTTACGTAGAACAAGCATAACTGGAGCCTCCATCATATTATGCTATCTTAATGTGACGCAGTCTCCAGGCTTAAAATAAACTTTCTCATTCTCTTCCATAATTCTCTTTACGCTCTGTTAGATTTTCATTAACAATAGCCATGACTCTACTTTCAGCAACAGTAACAAATCCTTGGCGGAAGAAAGGAACCATAGTAGCACTAGCTATAGTGTAAAATACTACATCACCAGGTTTAACAAACTTACACTCGTATCCCGTTTCAATAACAGTACCTACCTTGATGAATTGTTCTTCTTGTTCAATTTCACCAGTCTCATTAGATTTATATTCAGGTGTCATTCCGCCTAAGTCTGTAATAATTCCGCCTTCTATTTTAACCTCTTGGAAAGGATTAGTATCGAAAGGTTTGATAAGTAAATAACTTGTTCCTGGCATAATCTCTAAACCATTAATGTCATGTGAAATTGCTTTAGCATATTCCTTTAATGCTTGATTATGTTTCTCGAACTTATCATTAATCTTACC